GGAAAACTTTGTAAGACCAATAACATGGTCTTCATTTAAAGACAGAGATTCAATATCTCTGACCTCTTCAACATCTCGAATATTATCATTTTGTGTATTAGCGGGAAAACTATGTACATGAGCGGTTATTCCCATAACGCTCACAAGGTTTCTCTTCTCACTGAGTAGTCTGCGATAGAGCTATCCTGACACTCTACTGCGTGGAGAAACCACTTATTTACACAGTAGAGCCGTATGTGGGCTCAATACCAGAAATCACTTTTGAGGATCATCAGTTTGACGTAAGCCTCACGGGAATAGCCATACTTTGGCGCATAACCCATGGATCTGAAAACCTCAAAAATCTGTGGGGCTCGTACCTCCCACCTCTCTGGCTCATGGAGACACAACTCGCATAGTGCGAACTCCAATTTGTCAATAATGTCGGCCGCAACGGCACGCTTATTCTTGGTAAAGTACGAGCTAAAGAGAAAACTTTGCTCTTCTAAAGGACACGCCCAACCACCTGCATCGAACTCATTCTTGAGATCGCGGCGGAATCGGCGTTTAAGGTATGTGAGCTTCTCGAAAGGAACATGCGGGACTAACTTACCATCCTTACTACCGGACGTGTACTTAAGGTGAAGATCCTTCATAGCTTCAGCGACTGTTTCTTGATTGTATTTGTCAATAACAGTAGCATCTGCGGTGTTAAGGTTGTCGTCACCATTAGTAGACGCCCAGCAGTGGTCCCAAAAACCAGTCATGTCACCAGTCTGTCTTGGCGTAACAATACACCAAAGAAAACATAGCATACATGGAATTGATGATGGTGGTCATGGGATGTCCGGAAGGAAGCGATTTGTTCCACTGAACGACGTGGACCGACTTGCCTTGCAAGGTGGTAATGTGGCGGGAGTGTACAACTTCCATCCACAGCACCTTCCTCGCAAGAGCATTCTCTGGTCCGTCGTCATACCACTCATTGATGTAGTCCAAAATAGACCACAACAAGAACGGTTGTTCAGAAGCATCAAACCGCGAGAAATCTCCATCAAAATAGAATTTCTCATGTCCATGGGACTTACTCCCACCACAGCGATGGTTGCTGGCTAGCTGCCACCACTGCCTGTAGGGGTTAATCCCTGGGGTGAAACCGGAGTTGGTATGTGTCGCATACATCGCTGCCATGAAGGAGCCAAATAGCATCCTAAAGGCAATGACGTAATCAACTGGGGAACCTGAAATAGCACGGGTGGCAACTGCCGCTACCTTCGCCTCGGGCCTGGTCTCGTCTTTCAAAAAGTCAAGACAAATGTGGGACAACCTAACTCCCTTCTTCGCCTCTTCAATTATGTGGAACACACGAGTCTTCAACTCAGTGCAATCCTTACCCTCAAAATCGAAGGTATCTCCATAACCAAAGAAGGCGGTCTTACCAGGCTTACCCATCAATACATACGGATAACCAGAGGAAGTAGATCTGTTGATCGCCTTCATCTTAAGCAACAACGGACCGCTGCACGCCTCCTCAAAACCAAGAATATCTCTGGTGTGAGTCGCAGACAGCTCCGTGAACTTCTGCATGGCAACATTGAACAACAACTTCTTGCTGGGAATGTCCACATACTCAACAGGGGTCTGGTAATTCTTCAAAGCTTCCACCATAGGATACTTTAGCTCACCATCGACCATTACTGGTCTTAAGTGTGCTATGTCAAGTCCCGAATCTCCAAAAGTCTTCTCATAATAGAGAGCTGTCTTCTGAAGGCAGGTGACTGGTGACAATGACACCCCATCCGAGGGTTCGACCGTACCAATGTAGTCAAAACTACCCTTGATAAGACCACCCTCGACAAGCTCTGAGTAATCACACCCGGTATGAAGTGTTATACCTTGGGTCTGCATGTCCTCTTCGGCCTTGTCGATAACCTCTGTGAAATGCTTAAGAGCTGCCTCCGCAGTCTCTCTCGTTATCGGTTGGACGTAACCATAGGAACATCCCATGCTGTTGTTGCCTCCCACATGTATTCCGAGGATTCGGCCCTCGGGTGCATCGGCGGATCTCCTAATCATAAGAAACCCGCCACAATCACCACAAATAGTATCCATGGAAGATTGCCATAAGAACTCTGGAGTCACCTCCCCGACAGCACGCTCTCTCACCCTATTAACATAGGGCGAGTGAAACTGTGTGCCTAAAATGCGCACATTGTTGTCATTGGGCGCACTAGCACATCTGAGCGTGTACAATACAACACCGGGCTTATGTCTAGCCACGGTGTTGAGCTTAGCTTCAGGGACAAACTTACCAGTAATGTCTCTTCTGGCTTGAATGCCCATATCACGAGGAAACTGCACGAAGACGACATCTGAATTGGGATCGTGATCCCACTGCGGAAAGCTCAAGAACTGCTTAACAGTAAACTTGGGCCTGGACCTGTCGCCGTTTTGCAACAAGGTTAGCATATGTTCAGAAATGTCTGTCTTAGCCATAACTTTGGCCAAATGGTGGAAATAATGCTTTGGAACCGCGGCAACGGTACCACCCAAAAAGGTGAGGTTGCCCAAAGACTGGTTCGCATTAATATGCCACAGGCTATATGTATTAGCACTGTAGGTATTAACAAGAGTCGAATCAGACTCAGCTCCAGCAGCAGAATTCTGCTCCTCAATAGGAACGTCCACTACTATGGGGGGCTCAACAGTGGGATCCTTAAAACCAAAGAACTTGGCAATAAGGCCCACAACGCCCTTGAGGATAAGCCAAAAGCCCCTAATAAGGCTTATGGTAATACCACCACACAAAGCAGCACAACCAACAGCGGTTGCCATCATACCAAAGCGCCCGGAGTTCCACGAATCACGTATGAACTCATACACGCGCTTGAGGTTGTTGAGAAAACTAAACTCCTCAGCAACCGCTGAATCCAGGTCCTCCAACAGGTCTCCTGCATGCCGTATCTCTTTATACAGACAATGCAGACTCACGACAATCGAATCGTAAGTTGGCCTGTTAATGCCCCAGGATTCCACAACCCTGACATCCTGCATAGCTTTCACGATCTGGTTGTAACCATTAATGAGAGCAGTACGATCGGTGATCGAGAGGTCGAAACCATTCGTCTCCGCTCGCTCAAGTGCCCTCACAATAGGTTCACTCCTGACACGCAAAAATTCGCTGAACGCTGCTGAACGATGGGTGAAGCCAGCGAAAAACGCCAACCAATGTTGTTTCCAACTACCCATCACATCAAGGCGATCAAAATCAGCCTTTGTCAGACATCTGGGCTGTGATGTGGCATAAGACCACACAGCAGTCCTCAACCTTTGTCTTTCGATGTTGGGGTTGCGCGCTTCGTGGTCTCGTCTGTAACGTTCTAACCAAGATGGCGCATTTGGATCAAGGGGTTCTGTGTCTTCGACCTCAGACGGCCGAATAGGTATGAGATTCACTCTAGGCAATTCTCGCTCAGCAATGTGATGTTGCCTCAAGAAATGATTTGGCGGATAAGTATTACCACGCACTTCTTCTTGAGGGACCTCCTCTTCCAACCCAACCGAAACAGGAGCCATACCCTCAGAGTCAGTCTCAGGCTGTGGGCCTAAAACCAACTCATCAATAATCTCCTCCTCCAAAGGTGGGGGGTTGTAGCTTGACTCACTCCTGGCTGGGGTTATCTCATCCATTTGAGTCTGGATACGGTTGGCCAACTTGGCGTGGTCCAACAGGGCGCCCAAAGAAGCCTTGTGCCTCGCTTGTTTACTCTGAAGCTCTCGAGCACAATCTCTCACAAACTGCCCAAGCTGTATCTTGGTGCGAGCATTGCACTGTGGATCCTTGGGACCAACAAACTTGTCGTAATTAGATATACGCCAAGCGTCCCAAGCGTGCCAGGGAACAGCATCAACATACTGCTCAACAGTGATGTTCTCAACATCCTTAAGAGCAGCAATGTTAGCTGTATACTCTTCCTCAAACTTGTTGTAGTCAAGCCTACCGTCAATGGCATAGTCCTTGTTAACAGAAACAAAGACTGGATGGTGTATCCTCCTCAAAAGAGCATCTTTGCTGTTGATGACTTGATTCCAAGTACTCTTGTTGATGTTGTAGCAGTTCGTGGTGCCAATCACCAAAGGTGAATCAAACTGAATCTTACCCTTGCTCTCAAGGTCCGCCATATTAAGCGGAAAAGTCCAGTTGCTAATCATACGTATGACATCCATAACTTCCGACTCTGCGCAACCCACAGTGTCAATTTTCTGAAATATATCATCAAATATAACTGCTTTTTGTTGCACGTAGCCATTCCAATACTCAGACGAGCCTTTTTGCCATAGATTGCGCAAAGCATGGTCCGGTGTTACTTGTTTACTGACAAGCAATATACACAATGCCAATCTTGACACCATGCAAGTCTTACCAACACCAGGGTCTCCGACAATCAATGTCATCATGGGCTCAGTTCTGAGGTTATCACCTCCGACGAAGATAGGCGCTGTAGCGCGACACTTCTCCTCGAAATCTCTCAAAGCTCGGGTCATAATATCAAGCATACGCTTTTCCTTGACAATCTCCAGCATGGCATAGCCATCACTAACGTGCTGTTGTGCCCTCATAATAGTATCAATGTCAAGGGAAAGACGCAGCTCACCTGCAAACTTGTGGGAATCTTTCACCCACTTCTTGACCGCTTTCGAAACGGCGTCACCAAAGTATACAACTTTGATCGCACCGTCCTCTCCTCTCACTCCAGCAACTTGGAAAACCAAGTTGAGCACAGTCTCGCAAATGGAAACAGCGAAGTTGTACATGCCTTGCAAACCTTCAGTCGCTTTAGGAAAGAAGGAAATGCGCTGCATCAACGCTGGGACAAGAGAACTCGCCTTAGTAGGCAAGAAGGAAAACGACAAAACCGCAACAACAAGACCGACAAGCATGGTAGGGTCTGAAGGACCTTGTGGCTTGATACCAACCCTAAAATAGGGAGATATAAAATCCCACAATTGCTGTCCAAAGACCTTAGCAAGCAACAGGGCAAGACCAGCCCAAAGAATGCGATTGTCTCCAATAGCATTGCTGAGCCAATAAACAAGTATCGCGCAGGGCAAAACCCAAAGCATACCCATCAACTGGGTGGCTTGGGCTTTTAAGCCCTCAATAAGCGACACTATCTGTGTTAAGACAGTGTCTGCCTTGTCCATAACCTTGCCAGTCTTGTTGAACAAATTGCGAATGCCCATTGCAGCTTTGCCAATCATGACAGCTGCGCCTGCACTCGCCACACCAATCGCAACGTCAGGTATATTAACCTGCTCTTCTATATCAGAGCCCACAGTCAAGCTGTGTGCCATAGCTGACATAGCTTCTCTTTCTTCACGCACTTCGCGTGATCGAACACGCTTAGGAAGTAGTTTGCGGACAGCCCTATAAGCCATCCGAGCTTTCTTCCTCATAGAAATGTCTCTCTCTTCACGAGTAGTCAATCTGTTAGCACGAGGAGCCTGAGTATCAACGTTTGCTGTAGTTGTATTCATTATGTCGTAATTCATAGTTGTAGGGGGTCGGTTTACGCAACTCCGCCAACGCACACACCCGTGTTAAGGACGATGTAGTGCCCTATCATTGTTTATGTGGTTATTTTTTTCCACCTGTATAACGACTCAATGACAAGCCGGGCGTGAATGAGATGTTATCCCTAGGAATAGGTTTAACCACCACTTTCAGACCTTGAAAAAGCTATGACATCACTGGGACTAGTTGTTCTTAATGCAGCAACTAAGGGCAACACATACTTGTAGAGGTGTATACTCAAAGTTAACTAACACCAGTGTTACAACAACAGGTTCTAAGCCTGCTTCTCACCACTGTTTTAATATATCAAAGCAATCTCGCAGCGTACTTACGGTGTCCTAAACTTCGTTCAAACCCCTCAACGTGTAGTGTCAACACACCACGCCAAGTGGTCCCCCAAAAATGGAGAACCACCACACTAGGATGCGGGCTTAAATCAATTAATGATAACGCACTTGATGTACGGAGCAGCCCTAAAGAATAAAGAACCAAGGAGCGGAAATACCCGCTCCAATCTTCAAGTACTTAGGAACGGGGAAAACAAACTCCAGTAAGTCACTGGTAAGACCCTACTTTATGTAAAATAGGAAACTGCTATTTTTAAGGTCGAGAATAGCATCTCTCGCATTACGTAGCTAGCACAAAGTGCCCACCAAGCGTCTGAATGTATAGTAATGGCTACCGCGGCTGATGGACAGGTACCACTCACGTGAAAACGCGCTCTACCTGCTGATCGCACTACTGCGGCGCAGCGGCTTGAAAATGAGGTAAACATGCGTAATACCCCATAACAAGTACCGGGCTCGCCAACCTACTATCCAACAGAGTTGGACGGCAAAAGCCCTCCGACGTGTAAC